GACGCGGTGAAAGAAGCGATGGAGGTGCTGCAATCATGACATCAGAAAGCAAAATACTCGCTTACGTTGCCCTGCCTCCGATAGCGGTTTACCTCACGGCGGCGGGCATTGAATTGAAGCTTATTTATGGATTGGCAGCCGTAATGTTCCTTGACATCCTTACTGCGGTTATCATGTGGCTACGCATTGACCCTGCAAAGATTCGCAGCAGGGTGCTGAAGAACGGCCTCACGGAAAAATTTGCATCCTTAATTCCCGCGATAATTTGTTTTATCGTGCTTTTGGCAATTGACCGGGACGCATCAGCATTGGTAAATGGCTACCTTACTATCCTGTTAATTGCTGAAGGATACAGCGCGATTAGCAACGCGCACAACGCATATACGAGGGAATACAAAGAAGAATTTGACGCGGTCAGCGCGGTTCTTGCAGCGGCGCGGAAACGGATATTTAACCTGCTTCAGAAATTAATTCGTAGTTTTGTTGACGATGAGCAGCCGAATGAAAAGTGAAATCAAACTGTTTATTTTAGAACAGCTCATGCTCTGGCCATTATGGTTTATTGCATTGTTTATCATTGCAAACACGATTAAAGACTTTTACAGACGATGAGCAGCCACAGAAGGAATAAATCGCACAATTTAATGAAGAGGCGTTGGATTAAAATGCAACGACTTAGATTTAGAGTGCTTCTAAAAAGAAATTATTGACGATGGACAAAATAACACTCGACCGAATTAAGCTACTTCATCCATCCCTTCGCGAAGAAGCTAATAAGATCTACGCTGACATTTGCGCGGCTATGCCTGCGGGCGTTGTGTGCCGTTTCACTCATACCCTACGCACTTTCGCTGAACAGGACGCATTGTATCAATTAGGGCGAAGCAAACCGGGTAAAGTAGTAACCAACGCAAAGGGCGGGCAGTCGTTTCACAATTACGGGCTGGCAATAGACTTTGTGTTGCTCGTGAATGGCTCTGTATCATGGACGGTCGATAAGAACTGGCTTGCGGTAATTTCCATCTTTGAATCTTACGGATGGGAAAGCGGCCACCATTGGAAGTTTAAAGATTCGCCCCACCTTCAAAAAACCTTCGGAAAAACCACAGCGCAACTGCTGGCAACAGGGAAGCAATACCCGGATTTGTAAGATAAATTGACCAGATTTATTGAGCAAAGGTAAATTTACCAAATGAATCGGCACAACGGAACACCACAAAGAAGGCTTCAGATTTACCTTAAACACCGGGCGGAAATTGACGTGATGCCCAAGCGCACGGCTGGCAGGTGGTTACATACCAATTACCCCCGCGAGTTTGGCAGCGTGGAAACAGGGCGGGATTTTATCCGCTATATTACCGGGGCACGTTGCGAGCAGCCAAAAAAATATCTTGAAATGCAAATAACACCATCTAAATCTACCATCGCCGAAGGGCTGGCAAAGTTGCGAGCCTATGAAGAAAGCAAGGCGCAACCCATTGTGTTGACCGATTGTGAAATTCTGGTTCTGTCTGATATTCACCTTCCGTTCCATGACTTGCCATCGCTGACCGCGGCCATCGAATACGGCGAAGCGCGGCAACCGGATGTTATCCTGTTGAATGGCGACATCTTGGATTGTTACGACATCAGCCGCTTCATGAAGGAACAAGACCGGCCTACCATCACTGACGAAATCGCGATGGGTGTGCAGTTCCTTGAATTTTTACGCGAAACATTTCCGAAAGCGCGAATCATTTACAAGTTAGGGAACCATGAAGAACGCATGCGGCACTACATTCTAAAGAACGCGCCGCAGTTCGGCAACCTGAAAGCCTTAGAATTTGAAAGCCTCCTGCAATTTGAGCGGCTCGGAATTGAGCGGGTCAACAGGGAAATAATAAAAGCGGGAAAGCTGAACATCCTGCACGGACATGAGATGGGCGAAAGCGTGTTTTCACCCGTCAACCCTGCACGGGGCTACTTCCTGAAGGCTAAGGCTAACACCTTGGTAGGGCATTATCACCAATCCTCACACCACAGCGAAGGCGATTTGAACGGAAATAAGGTAGGCGTATGGTCAACAGGTTGCCTATGCTCCCTTACCCCGGAATATCGGCCCTTTGCCTACACCAAGTGGAAACACGGGTTCGCCTATGTAACGGTGGAGGCTGATGGAACGTTTCAAGTTGAAAATAAAGAAATCATAGATGGGCGCATTTTCTGATTTAGGCGCGATTGTTACCATTAACCACGGCGGCCACGGTGCGAGCGCGGCAATTAAAGCCCCTGCATTCCCTGAAGAAGTGGTGAGGGCGTTCTTTGCTCAGGCGATCGCGGTGGGGTTTCATTCCGATAACCTGCTTGATGCGATGGAGAATCTGTTGCAAGAGTTCCGAGGCGATGTATTCATAATTGAAGATGGAGATGAAGAATAAAGGCTGCGGCGCGCACATTGCCTACGCAGGGCTGGCCATGATTGCCCTGCTGCTGTGTTCCTGTTGGACGCCTAAGAGGTGCAACCGTGCGCTGCTGAAGTGCGGCATTGTGAGCGATACCGTGCACGTGTGGGATTCGATACGCATTGAGCGAGCCATAACCGATACGCTGCTGCGGTGGGATTCGCTGCGTCTGCATGATACAGTAATGATAGAACAGGACAGGGTAAGAGTGAAGATAGTGCGCCTGCCTGGTGAGCGGCTATTTGTTCAGGGTGAGTGCGGCGACACGGTCATTAGGTACGTTAGGCAAGTGGTGGACGCCGTTAAAAGGGAGAGATTTATCCCGGTGTGGACATGGGTTGTCATGTTTCTGCTGCTGATTTTTGCCCTGCGCAAAAGAAATTCATAATTATTTTTCATACGTAACGCGCTGATATTCAATTAGTTAGCGTTCAGCCGCAAAAATAATTCACTATTTTTGTTCATAAGTGCTTGCAGTTGTGGAAATCGGTAGTATCTTTGCTATACCAATAACAACAGACATGACACAGACAATCACCATCGACTTCATCACCGCAGTATGCACCGAGGCTAAGCGCGCCAATGGTGGATGGCTGGAAATGAGCAACATCCCTACCTGTGGCGTAGGATTCAGCATCACTCCTTACGAAGACAAGACCGTAATTAAGTTCGACCGCATGGTAACTACACCGAGCGGGCAGACAGGCAACCGCTTTCGTATCTTCCCCGTGAGCAACCGTAAGCCACAGGGCGAATTTTCTAAAATGCGCTAATCACAACATCATGAAACACATACCAATTTTATTCAGCACCGCAATGGTCAAGGCCATTCTCGATGGCCGGAAAACGCAGACGCGAAGGGTGGTGAAAGGACCTGTTATGAAACTCGATTACGTTATTGCAACCACTGTGCCATGCCCATACGGCCAGCCAGGCGATGTGCTATGGGTGCGGGAAACGTGGGCCCACACCTCGCAACTGAACATCAATCCCGAAGACGAGAATTACGGGTACGTTTACAAGGCAGACGGTCAGCCGTGGGAGGATTACGAAGGGTGGAAATGGAAGCCATCCATCCACATGCCACGCGAAGCTGCACGGATGTTCCTGCGCATCAAAGCTGTGCGCGTGGAAAGGTTGCAGGAGATAAGCGAAGAGGATGCGCTGGCCGAAGGTATCGGCAGGATTAATGTACGTCTCACGAATTACGATTTAGCCTATCGCGATTATATTCATCCAGGCGTATTTTTCCGCGTTCCATTGTGGTCTTTTAAAAGCCTCTGGGAATCAATAAACGGCCCCGAATCATGGCAAGCCAATCCGTGGGTATGGGTCGTTGAGTTCGAGCGCATCAGCAGAGAGGAGGCTGGGTTATGACCGACTATAATCAATGGATTGCACACATTCGCGCAGAGCGGATGAAGTGTGCGGAAAAGCTGGCGCAGTACGGGGATAAGCCCGTGGTTAGCGCACAGGAGCGAAAACGCATTGAAGAAAAAACCAGAACAACTATTCACACAACTAACCAATAAACACACATGAAAACAATCAAAATCAATCAGAAGGTGGAAACCTTCACAGAAATTCAAGTGCCGTATTTTGGCACAACGGGCCTCGGATACATCTGCATCATGCGCAAAAACGAAGCAGGTAATTTGCGAGGCATGACGGTAAGACCTGCAATTCCATCCATCAGCGCAATCGTCCTTGAAAGCGATTTCTTGGAATCCGAACCCTGCACCCCTGCTGAATTTGCGGCTGCTTTTGAAGAAGCGCACCACAACCTCAGGGCGGAATACGAAGCAATCATTGAAGCGCAGGAGGGCGGGAAGAAATGAACTGGTACGTAGGACAGCAGGTGTATTGCCTGCAAAATGGGTATGGGGTCGTTGAACAGATTGATACTGATCTTGGAATTTATGAAATTATAGCGCGATTTTCACGCATTACCATTGGGCACTATCGCAAAGATGGACGTTTGGCGACTCACCACAAAACCCCAATGCTTTACCCAGCAAAGCCGGAAATCATACTGCCCAAGTGGCAGCCGAAACCGGGTGAGTGGTGCTGGTTCTGGGATGAAAGAAATACTTGTGCGAGGCTTGCAAAATTTGCGATATTTAAAGATGACGCATATCATGAGCATACTCACAATGGCTGGAAAAACTGCGCCCCATTCATTGGCGAATTGCCAAAACATCTGAAGGAGGTGGAGCCATGATTTACACATTTATCTGCGTGGCCATTATCAGTGGCTGCTTCGGCATTATTTTCGGCGAAGATTTCAAGCGCAAAATATGCCGCCATCGTGGTCAGCTTATGCCCATCGGTACGGCGGTGCGTTATCGCGGTAAAGACACGACCATCATGGCTTACCGATGGAAACGTGAGCAATGGTATTATCTGCTTGACGGCGAGAATGGATGGAAACCTGGGTGGTCATTAAGGGGGAGGAAAGCAAAGTGAACGTGCGAAGATTTGAATGTCAGGAAGCGGAAGCAATACGGCGCGAAGTGGCCAACGTATGGAGATTGGACATGGATCTACACACCACAAGGCGCAGGGACAATGACACGGCGCAGGCGCGCATGACATACATCTACCTGCTTCGAAAGTACATTGGCGGCAGCTACGTTGAATTGGCGCACCATTGCCGGCGCGATCATTCGACCATGATCAATGCTATCAATGTAGTCGAGCGTGACAAATTGTTTAACAAGCCATACGCACGGCGGCTGGAAAAGCTGGAGCAATTCAGCGAGGCAATTGTGAGTGGATTTTATTCAGCGGCTGGCATGATGGCCGTGGCTTTTGCAAAAAAAACTGGAAACGAAGTGGAGGGCTGGTTATGAGCGGCGGATGGAGGCAAGGTTACTACCTCATAGGTAGTGAGCAAATTCAGATATATTGCGGAAGCCATAACGGCAGAGCGGTTTATGACCACCGGCCCGTAAGCTGGCCAGAGGGTTCATGGAAACCTGAGCAATCATGCGCGGTGGAATTTATGGAAGACCACCGTGGGCGCGTGACGCACATGAGAAACGCAGTGGATAAATCATTTATTCACGGGTGGCCGAAGGCTGATGAGCCGGCGCAGGTGGATGAAGTGAACCCGGCGCACTACAAGGCGGGCGAGATGGAGGTGTGGCAGATGATGATTAAAGTGTATGGCCTTGACGCCTACCTGAACTTTGCAAAGCTCAACGCGTTTAAGTACCGCATGCGGGCGGGCCTTAAAACCGGGGCCGATGTTCAGACTGACATCAATAAAGCCCTGTGGTATGAATCGAAAATTAAAGAATTGACCGAAAAATTAAACACTAACCAATAATTTCAAACTAATGACTAAAGAATCATTCAACAACACACAGGGCCACACGGAGTATTTTACCGTCAGCGATGGCCAGTTCGTCAAGCGCGTCAAAGAACCGACCGAGGCGTCGCAATCCAGGGTAAACAAAAATGGCGTGACCGTCCACGAGGAGCGATACAAGGCGCTGACCGGCACCATCGTGTCGGCGGAAATTCGCGAAAACGATTACGGCAAGGATTGGTCATTCAAGATGGTGCATGAGGAGGGTACTTATGTAATTCAGATGCCATACGGCAGCCGGTACGCAACCGATCTGGCGAAGCGATTTCGGAACATTCGGCAAGGTGAGGCTATCCGATTGATGCCCTGGAGCCTAATTGATGACAAGACCGGCAAGAAGCGCAGCGGGCTGGCTGTTTATCAGGGCGGCCAAAAGCTGGAGCCATTTTTCACACGCGACAGCGCAGAGCAGTTGCCGCAGCTGAAGCAGGTCAAGGTGTCCGGTAAGATGGTGTGGGACTCGACCGAACTTGACGAGGCGGTGGAGCAGATTTTAAAAGGGTTCAACGTGGCCGCCATCGACGGCGGCTCGGATGAACCAATGGCAGAGGCAGACGAGGAGGCACCATTTTAATGAGCGACACGGCAACACGGCTGCTGTTCAGCATCTTGGCGGGCATTGGCGCAGCAACTTGCGCCGGTGCCATCGCCGATGCGGTGGAATGGATTGTTATCTATTTTCGCAGCAAGTTAAAAAAGTAAACATTATTCACCTAATATTGCAAAACACACATGAAACACGCAATTATTGAAAACCAACAGCTGACATTTACCGACGGGCGGTTTTACCAGCGTCCCGGAGGCGAGTGGGTGCCATCGGTAACAACCGTACTGGAAGCATACCCGAAGCCCTATGCACTGCTCCAATGGATGAAGGAGCAAGGCGCCAAAACAGATGAAATCATTGCAGCGGCTGGGCGGCGCGGAACATCAGTTCACGACATGACCGAGCGTTATGACCGGGGCGAAGAGGTGAATTTGTTTGATGAACACGGCAAGCCTAACTGCACCCTGGAAGAGTGGGGTATGTTTGAAAGGTGCGTGGATTTCAGTCAGCGGTATTGCCCGAACTTTCAGCGCATTGAAACGCGCTACGTTGGGCCGGAGTTTGCCGGCACCGTGGACAGGATTGGAACTCTTAACAATGGCAAGCGGTTGATAATTGACATCAAAACAAGCAATGGAATTTACGATTCGTACTGGCTTCAGCTTGCGGCGTATTTTTACCTCTACAAATTACTTGACGAACAACCGATGCCCATTGACGGCGTGGCGATTCTTTGGCTGAACGCGAAGACCCGAACTGAGAAGGAATATCAAGGCAAGGGTTGGCAGCTTGTTATTCTGGACAATTCCGAAGAGTTGCGCGAGAAATTCGAGCTGTTCAAATCTGTGCTGGCAATTTGGGACGCAACTAACGCCGATAAGCAGCCCCGGCAATGGACGTACGGACTGAAACATCGGAAGGAGGTGCAGCGATGAACCGAGGTAGTAGCGATGCGGCATTCTTTCAGCCGGGCGATTTAGTGGAGGACACATTTTCCATGCGCGGCAGGGTGGCCAAGGTGAACACCAACACCAATACGGTATGGGTTTATCTTGGAAACGGCCAGATGGCGATGAGTCCTGATGAATTGACCCTGATCCACCGCGATGGGATTGAGGATGGGCCTGAATTAATAATGGAAGAAGATTGACAATACCCAGCCGTCAGGGATATGGCGGCAACTGGTCGGAACAACCTGTCGCACTTGGAAGAGGAAACAGGGTAAGGAAGCACGAGAATATCTAAGACTGCTAATGGTGGGTTCGATTCCCACCCCGACCGCAAATGTTCGACTGGCGTTTAACCACAACGTAACCGAGCAGCCGAGCCGTCACGGTAACAAAAGAATGGCGGCAACATGACCGGGAGCGTGAATTGGTAGAACGTATCCACTATTGGAGATGCTGAGTTAAAAACGGCGATGCAGGTTCGAATCCTGCCCCGGTCACAAATGAATAAAGTTTACATTGTAGGCCAGAGCCTTGGCGAAATAAATAAGTGGGTATTCCAAGGCGTGTATAGCACCCACGATGCTGCGCTGGCAAAATGCGCAGATGAAAATTTCTTCATAATGGGCGCAGTGATGGATTTTGATGAGCCAGTTGAATGGTCTGAGCCAGAATTCTTCTATTACCCACATTCAGAACCGCGTCCGCAACACCCTGAGTTTTGAACATGAATCCAGGTGAATACATCAAAGAAGGAATCAAGCCCGGTGATTGGGCGGTTTTTTACGACAGCCATCTGCCGGGGCGTTATCTGGTTGCCCGGTATTCACGAAGCGAGGTGCGAACCCCATTTGACATACACTGGACGGATTGTGGCGAATACTTCAGCGAGGTTCGGCCATACGAACATTTGCCTTATTTATTGATTTTGGACAATAATTGACCAATGATTTTATAAGATATGAAAAAACTTGTAGTAAAGTATAGAATAACTTATCCATCAGGTAAGAAGTGGACTGATACGATAGAATTTAGAGGAAATCTGAATAAATCAGAACAAGAATGCTATGAAGCTATTAGGTGGATTAAATCTTTAAATTCTGATGCTCGGCTTGATATTTTAAGTATGGACGAAAAAAATGTTTGGGAATGACCCTACGAACCTACCAACAAGACCTTGCACAGCGGGCGGCTGACCTGATCAACACGCACGGCGTGGCTTACCTTGCAATGGAAGTGCGCACGGGCAAGACATTGACAGCCATGCAGACGGCGGTCCTATACGGTGCGCGGGAAGTGTTGTTTGTGACGAAGAAGAAAGCCATAGATAGCATTAAGTTTGATTTTCGGGACCGCATGAGCGGCGCCGGATATCGGCTGGAGGTGCTGAACTATGAGGCATTGCCGAAGTACACCGGCGAATGCGATTTTCTGATTTTGGATGAGGCGCACGGATTAGGCGCATACCCGAAACCATCAGGGCGGGCGGAAATGGTGCGGGAAATTGTGGTCCGGACCGGCTGTAAATGCCTGCTGCTGTCGGGAACACCTACTCCGGAGAGTTACGCGCAGCTGTTTCATCAATTTTGGGCGTGCGGTGTCTGGCCTTGGGAGATGGACGGGCCGGTGAACTTTTACAAGTGGCATCAGGAATACGGCATCGAGAAAAAACAATGGATTGCCGGGCGGGAAATCAAGATTTATTCCGAGGTCAAGCAGCAGCGCATTAAAGATGAGATAAAACACCTGATGCTGACCTACACACAGGCGGAAGCAGGATTTG